TGCAGCTAGTCGTGTATCCCTCGCCAAAGGATCTGGAACTTTTAACTTAGGAGGAATCTAACTTACCATGCCTGACCAATTACAACTTAGAGGTGGTACAACTACCGAACATAACTCATTTACTGGTGTCGCTAGAGAAGTCACAGTAGATACTACAAAGAAAACACTTGTAGTACATGACGGATCACAGGCTGGTGGTACTCCACTAATGAAAGAAGCTGGTGCTAATAATGCTGCTAGTGTAATTTTAGGATCAGGTGGTGTTAATGCTTTAACTATTGATGGCAGTCAGGATATAACTCTTACAGGTGCTAGTGCTAATGTCGTTTGGGATAAATCAGATAATGCTCTTGAGTTTGCTGATAATGCTAAAGCTGTATTTGGTACATCATCAGATTTGGAGATAGTTCATAACGGTACAAACTCAGTTATAGATAACAGCACAGGTACACTCTTTGTTCAAGCAAATACAATAAGATTTACAGGTCAAGGAAATAGTGAAAACATAGCACAATTTATAAAAAATGCAGATTGCAAATTATATTATAATAATGTTGAAAAATTTAAAACAAGTACTGAAGGCGTAGATATCGTATCGGGTAATTTAACTATTACTGATAATTATAAAGCAAGATTTGGAGCAAGTTTAGATTTACAAATTTATCATGATGGATCAAATAGCTATATAGATAATACAGGTACTGGTTATTTAATTTTAAAAACTAGCGGTTTAAGAATTAATAGTTCTGATAATCAGGAAGCACTAATTCATGCTGATGAGAATGGAAATGTTGAACTCCATTATGACGGCAGTAAAAAGTTTGAGACATTTGCTAATGGTGTTAGAGCAACAAATAATGGAAATATAAAACTAGCGTCCGACTCAGGTAAGTTTTTTATGGGTGCTGGTGATGATGCTCAATTATTTCATGACGGAACTAACTTACACTTATTAGGAGATGGAGTAAATGCTACTTTTCTAAGAGCAAAATCAGGTGAGAATAGCATTAAGTTATTACCAGACGGAGCAGTAGAGCTATACCACAACAACAGTAAAAAGTTTGAGACAGCTAGTACTGGAATAAAAGTAGTAGCTGGTAATTTAGATTTAGAAGATAGTCAGAGTCTAAGACTAGGTAATTCTCAAGATTTTCTTATATATCACAACGGATCAAACAGTATTATTAATGATAATGGAACAGGTGATTTACAGTTAGTAACTAATCAAGGAGCAAAGATCACTCTCCAAGGTGGAAGTGATACGATGGCAAACTTTATAAAAGACGGAGCAGTAGAGCTATATTACGACGGCTCTAGAAAACTAAAGACAAATTCTACTGGATTTCAAGTAGGCACTACTTCTGCACGATTTTTATTAGATAACATAACAAGTGGTGATGGTAGTCAAGATATTGCAAGAATAGGTCTTAACCGAGACAACGGTAGTACATCTGACAGACAATTATGGAGTCAAGTAACAGTTGCACCTACTGTTGCCAAGTTTAATGTTTTTGCTAGACCAGCAAATGATACTGGTACTGCTGCAAATTATTTGGAAATAGATGCTGTTAATAACAATTTTGATCTACCAAGAGACAATCAAAAATTAAGAATTGGAGGTGATGCTGATCTTTCAATTACACATAGTGGCTCAACTGGTGTAATTGATAATATAACAGGTGATCTTCATATCAAAACTACAGGATCAGGTGATGATATTGTCTTAATATCTAATGATGATATAGAACTTCAACCTCAAGCTGGTGAAGCTGGTTGTAAAATAATCGGTAATGCAGGAGTGCAATTATTTTTTGATGGTGCAGCACAATCAAAAGCTCAAACAGTAAGTAGTGGTTTTGCTGTAGGTGGAAAGTTATTTACATCACGCACAGATACTGGCAGCACTACAGATTATGCAAGTTTTAAAGTATCATTTTTTCAACAAATAGCTGCAAGTGGTTCTCATACATTTCAAGTAGGTAGTGTATATGCTATGGGTACAGTAACAACCTTTGGTTCTAGAGGCCCATCTGCTAGTAATGCAACTTTAGCAACAGGAAAAATATTCCCAATTCATGTAAGGGCAGGTGCTACTGCTGGTTTAGGTAGTCAAATAGGTTCTGATCTTGGTGGTGCTTCTGGTGGTTTTTCATATACTGTTGCTGCTGCTAGTCAAGGAATCACAGTTACAAATGGAAGTAGCACTTATGCTATAAATGTATTTGTTTCTTTTGATCTAACTGGATTTGTCTCATAAATTTAATCCGTACTTGTGAAGCAGCGTAATCCGTATTGCTTCTATACATATCTCTAGTTACACTTTAAATTAATTACAAAAATCTTATGTCAAAACTATCTGAAAGATGCGAAGCTCGTAAAGAAGAAGCACAAGCTCTTGCTGATAAATTTAATGCTACCAAAAAAGACATTGAAAAAATGCAGCAAGAAAATGCACAGACATACCAAGAATTTCAAGCTAAAAATGCACAGTACGCAGAGTTAACTGAGTTAATGAGAGAAGAAGAAGGTGTAAAATTATCAACAGGAAAAAAAGATTCTAGCGAAGTTGTAGAATAAGGTTAAACTATTTATAAAAGTTATTTTTTATCATGGCTATTACTTACACATGGGAAATCAACGGATCTCAATGCAAAAGAGATGTCGCTGATGGTTATTTTACCAATGTTGTCTATCGAGTAAAAGGAATGGACGGTACAGAAGAAAAGGCAAGACATACAGGTGAGATAACCTACGTTAAACCTGAGTCATTACCTTCTGGATTTATTGCTTATGACACATCTAAAAAAACACCAGATAGTGCAACTATGATTACTTGGGTAAAAGATGCACTTGGAACTGATGCTGTTACTGCTATTGAAGCTGGATTAAAAGCACAGATTGATTTAATTAACACACCAGTACAAGCAACAGGTGTAGCTTTTTAATTAATTAAAATCATGCCACTAAAAGGAAAGCAGTACAAAATTGATGCTGATGGTGATAAAAAGATCACCAAAAAAGATTTCTTGCTAATTGCTGCTAGAAAGAAAAAGATGAAAAAAAATGGAAATAAATCTGCCTGATTTACCAGATACAGAATCTAAAACTCCTACTGTGACTTCTGGTGTACCTTAGTAGATAGAACAGAAAGACCTACATAAAGTGGTGCTAATGCACATAATCCGCAAAAAGTTATAATAGTGACAGGCATTAATGCTTTTAAAAATGCTTCTTTAATCATGTATCAGAAAATCTCTAATATTTTGAGTATAGCCTCATTTGTACTCATAGTCAGCACTTTAATTTCAGCATTTTTTGGTTACAAGTATGTGACTAGCGAACAATTTAAAACAAAGATGATGAATGAGGTTCTTGGTAATGTACAAGGTCTTATGCCAAAGATACTTGATAAGGGTTTGCCAGATATGACAGGTCCAACAATACCAGAATTTAAACAGCCAAAGATATAGATGGAGATACCTGAGATAGGTATTAGAGAAGTAAATATTCCAGAGGTTTATATTCCTGAGATATATAACCCTAATCCTATTCTACCAATAACAACAAATTTAGAAATAGATGTAGCTGGTTGTACTTATCAGCATAGAGATGTAAAAAATACTGGTAATACACAGCTTTTGCTTGATGATCCTAATGGAGTGTTTACTACTTGCGATTCTGTTTTTCCTAGTTTTAACCCTATTGACTACACCCCAGATCAATTAATAATTACAGAAGAAATACCGATAAGTAACGAACAGCCAGCAATGCCTGAGAGTGAACAAGCAAAAGTAACACCACCAAAAGATGAGAAAAAAATTGAGATTCCAGAATGTCCTAGCAATCGAGAACAAAGAGTAGGAGATTACAGAAATTCAAAACGCATTGAAAGAGTTATAGGACACAAGCTATCATCAGACAAAACAGAATGTCTTACTTTGTATGAAGACGTACCCTTCAGAGAAAGTTTTATCGGATCACCTGAGATTCTTGTTTCGACTGCTGCTATTGGTCTGGTTGCTGGTGGCTCTGCGAGTCTTGTGCCTGTGATACGAGGACTTTTTAAGAGTGCTATAAAGCAAATTCAAAAACGATTAGAAAAGAAAAATAAACCTACTTCTTAGGAATTTTATGTGTATGAGGTAATACTTGATTTGGCATTGAAATAAGTTTTATCCCATCACAATTTACTTGGTACTTATCTACAAATACAACTCCTAACCTTGCTTGCTCTCCACAAATCTTTAAACGATATAACTCCATTTCCATTTTTGTTTTAGATATTAATAACTCTTGAGCTTCCATATTTATTTCTGCTGCCCTATGACATAACTCTCCACCTCTACCTAGGGGAATATTAAACTGCATAGAAATACCATAATTTAAGTTATAGTTATCTTTTTCAAACCTTGGTGTTTTTGTAGTGTATTTAATTTCTCCTGTATCTTCGTCATATATATCTTGATAAGTAAATTCTTCTATAGGTCGGTTAAATGACCACGCATCTGTTAAATAGGGGGTAATTGTAAGGCTAGGAGAAGTACAAGTAATACCTTGAGAATATCTATTTTGTGGCAATCCAGAAGGTAATATTTGCGTTGCGTTATTATTAACTACTCCTTGAGCATTTGATTGAGGAGAAGCAACTGTTGTATTAGCAAAAACTTTTACAGGGCAAAGTAATAAAATTATTGCCCAAAGACACTTGTAGTTTCTGTTGTTGTAGAAGTTGTTATTGTTCGATTTATTGTGGTGATGTTTGAAAGGCCAGCACCTTGAAGTGATTCGACTAGAGAAAAACTTTGTCCAGCTTCTTTTATTTTCCATCTAGGCACAGCTTCAAGTTCTGGACTTGTCCAACTGAATTGCACTCCACCAACTGTTTGAGTTGTACCAGCCACAGTTGAAGGGTTGATATAACCATTAACCTCTGCTGATTCAATGTTATGACCTGATGCTGAGTAAGAAAAACCTGAGTTATATTGATGCGAGGTAATAGTTTCATTAATTACTGATTGAGAGGTTGAACTCGTAGTGGAACTACCCGAACGAAATTGTGGTACAACAGGAGTAGCAAGAGTTCTTACAGGTAATATTAGTAAGAGTAGCAACCAAAGTCTAGTCAATGGTGATAGATACAGTAGTAGAACCAATACAGCTAGTTCCGCTTCCACCAGCAGTACAAGTGTGAATCCCAGAAGATAACGAAGTAAGTGCTAAATCTCCTTTTGTACCTCCTGATATAACTGTGGTCTGTCCACCTAATACTGGTAAAGTTGCTATGCCACTTGACGGAGTGATTGCTGATTGAGTAGCATCACCAGCCTGATATGACTCACTAAATGAAAACGCTGAACCAGCAGTCGTTACTGTGGTATTTGTGGCGGTTACACCAGCTAATCCATTTGTAATACTTGATAAATTTAAACCACCAATTCCATTAGTTACAATACTATCTCCTGATCCTGTAGAAGTCGTGACATTATTACCGCTTATGCTATAGCTGTTAGGAGCAGCATTTGTAATAACGTATGGAGAATCAATAGAAATCTGTGCAGAAGTTACATACTTTGCAGTAATTTCTGCAAAGGCACTAGACGGAGAAAGAAAAAGTATAAAAGGAATTAGTTTTTTCATTTGATACCTACTTTGTTTTTACTATTATCCACTATTTTAGGTGCATTTCCGTTACCTGTGCCACTTTTCTTCTGTCCGACTGAGATGCCATAAGAACCGAGTACCCCACTTACGAGTCCAGCAGTAAAGGCTCCGTCAATTCTTACCTTACCCATGTATCCAAGAGTCATCATAGATAAACTCCAAGTCAAGATTAAAAATCTGACAGCATGACCAAACAGGTCACCCCAATCAAAACCTTCCTTTTCTTCTTTTTCTTCCATGAAAAGTTAAGACTCTTGTTTAATACTAGCAATGTAGCTATGTTTGGAAAGTAACACAATAGTTATTATGCTAAAAATCTTAAAACCAATACTACTAAAATTCTTTACTACAACTGCTGTAAAGAGATTAGTAGTTGATCTGCTTAGAGCAATCTGCAAACAAACTACCAACACACTAGATGATCGTGCTGTTGACCTATTAGAGCATCAACTGTTTCCTAAGATGAACTAATATGAACCATAAAGAGTTTTTTAAGATCCTTGTTGGCAACCCACCGCCAGAAATAGAATTTGAAATCGAAGTCAAGCAACGTGAGACAGAACAAATGCCTGATGAAGCTGTAAGGGCATACTGCTTAGATTTAGTTAAGTACACTAAGCTACAAGATTTGCTTTTAACTTCAGCAATAATGCGTATATCAGATATAGAAACTAAACTATATCGCTATGAGAAGGGTATGAGACTATACAAAAAAGTTAGAAAACTAGGTTTCTTTGGTAAAATAAAGTATCTTCTATCTGGCAATACAGGTGAGAAGTGATTATATTATTTAAAAACAAGACTAATCATGGATAAAAATTTTAAAATCCTAGAAAAGTTACATTTACTTCTTGCAAAAGAACTGACAGATAAGATTACAAGTGGAGAAGCAAAGGCAGGGGATCTAAACGTAGCTAGACAGTTTTTAAAAGATAATGGTGTTGAATGTTTACCAGTAGAAAAGAACCCAATGCAAGAGCTTATGGAGAACTTACCAGACTTAGATGCTGTACCTTTAGCTGATTTATAATTGCAACCCCTACCAAAAAAACTACAAGACTTTAGATATTTCTTAATCGTTACTTGGAGACATCTAAACCTACCAGATCCTACACCTGTTCAGTTAGACATAGCTGAATATCTACAATATGGTGCAAGACGTAAAATCATACAGGGA